ACCGCGCGAAGTTTTTTACGTTTGCGGGAAGGGTCGCGTGCGCGCATGGCGAGGGTAGCGACGCCGGACAAAGTGCTGGAGCTTCGGGGTAGCCGCCACGCCGGGCGGGGGGTAGGCCCGGCGGGCGGCGCTCCGGCGCGTCCTGAGTATCTGAGCGACGCCGCGGCGGACGAATGGGCGCGCGTGGTGCCTGAGCTGGCGGCGATGGGGCTGCTGGGGCTTGCGGATCGGCAGGCGCTGGTCGCGTTGTGCGAGGCGTGGTCGGACTACCGCGAGATGCGCGAGGTTGTGTCCGCAGAGGGGTATCAGACGGTGAACGGGGCGGGGAACCCCGTGAGGCATCCGGCGGTGATCCAGATGGAACAGGCGTTCACCCGCTGGGAGAAGCTGGCCAAACAGTTCGGGATGACGCCCAGCGCGCGCCGCGCGGTGGACGCCAACCAGAAGAAGCAGTCCGGGGGCGGCAAAGACAAGTTCTTCGGTTAGGGGACATGTGACCGACTTCGCCACCATCATGCAGCTCCTGCCGGGTTACGACCCGGTGGCGACGGCGGGGCTTGCGGGCGCCTCGTGGAGTGACGTGTGCGACCCGGCGGTCGGTGACTACTGGTTCGACGAACAATCGGCGCAGATGGCGCTGGACTTCTTCGAGCATCCGACCGACCACTGCCTGCGGCACGTGAAGGGCGAGCTGGCGGGGCATCCGCTGACGCTGGCGCCGTGGCAGAAGGCCATCGTCGGCAACATCTTTGGCTGGAAGACGCCGGAGGGGCTGCGCAGATACCGCAGGGTGTGGATATACGTCCCGCGCAAGAACGGCAAGAGCACGCTGGCCGCGGGGATCATGCTCTACATCTACTTCACCGACGACGAGCCGGGCCAGGAGCTTTACAGCGCGGCGGCGGACACCGACCAGGCGAAGCTCATCTTCGACATCGCACGGGGCATGATCGAGCAGGAGCCCCTGATGGAGAGCCGCTGCCGGTGCTACACGTCGTATAAGAGCATCGAGATGCAGGACGGCATCGGCTACTGGAAAGTGTTGTCGTCTGACGCCAAGACCAAGCACGGCAAGAACAGCCACGCGTACACGGCGGACGAGATACACGCGCACAAGAACCGCGAGCTGGTGGACGTGCTGATGACGTCGACGGGCAGCCGCCGGCAGCCGCTGGAGATACTGACGACGACGGCGGATTGGGACCATCCCAGCGCGTGCAATGAGCTTCTGAAAGAGTTCCAAGACGTTCGGGACGGCATCACGGAAGACCCGACGGCCCTGCCCGCGATTTACGAGGCGGACCGCGAGGATGACTGGACGGACCCGGAGGTGTGGGCAAAGGCCAATCCCAACCTCGGGATCAGCGTGAAGGAGGGGTATCTGCGGCGCCAGTGCGAGCGGGCGCAGAACGACCCAAGCTATCTCAACACGTTCTTGCGGCTGCATCTGAACATCAAGACGGGGCAGTCGACGGCGCTGGTGAGCCTGCCGCATTGGGATGAGTGCGCGGGGGCCGTGGTGGCGGCAGACCTGGCGGGCGAGCCGTGTTACGCGGGGCTCGACCTGTCGAGCACGACCGACTTCACCGCGTGCGTGCTGTGGTTTCCCGAGCAGCAGGCCGTCCTGCCGCACTTCTGGATACCGAGCGACACCATGCACGAGCGGGCCGAGCGGGGGCTGCCGATAGACGCGTGGGTGCGCGAAGGGCATGTGCGGGTGACGGACGGCAACGTCGTGGACTACGGCATTTTGCACGACGACCTTGTGGCGCTGGAGGAGACGTATCAGATACAGGGCATCGCGTTCGACCCGTGGAACGCCACACAGCTCGCCACGCAGCTCGGGGAGCGGTTCGACATGGTGGAGTTCAGGCAGGGCTACGCCTCCATGAATGAGCCCACCAAGGAGTTTGTGGCGCGGGTTCTGAGCGGGCGGCTGAACCACGGCGGCCACCCGGTGCTGCGCTGGATGGTGAGCAACCTGGCGGGCGTGACGAAGAGCGGGGACGACGCCGACAACATCAAGCCGAGCAAGAAGCAGTCCGGGGACAGGATTGACGGGCCGGTGGCGCTGATCATGGCCATGGGGCTGGCCATGGTGCAGCCGACGGCTCGACAGAGCGTGTACGAGGAGCGGGGGCTCATCACGATATGACGTGGTGGCAGCGACTGGTGACGGGGGCGTTGACCGTGGGGGCACTGGCCAGCATCGGGTGGGGGTGCTGGCTGCTGCACCCGGCGGCGGCGCTGATCGTGGTGGGGGCGCTGGTATGGATCGACATGACGAGGGGATCACATGGGCGTCCTGAGTAGCCTGTATACGCCGGATCGAGCGCAGCCGCGGGGTGAGCGCCGCGAGAACGTGCCCGGGTGGTTGGCGCGTTTGTTCGGGGACTACGGCGACACGGGCACGGGCATCAACGTGAACGCCGAGAGCGCGCTGAAATACACGGCCGTGTATTGTGCCATCGACCTGACAAGCAACACGGTGGCGATGCTGCCGTTGATGGTGTTTCAGCGCGACGCCAACGGCGGGAAGAGCCGCGCGCCCGACCATCCCGTCTTTGACCTGATCCACCGGCGCCCTAACGACCACATGACGGCCTTCGTATGGCGGAAAACCATGCAGGGCAACGTCATGCGCTGGGGCAACGCGTACGCCGAGATCAAGCGCACCAGGATGGGCGGCAAGCCGACGGGGCTGTCGGAGCCGTTGCCGCCAAACGAGTGGGCGCCGGAGATGCGCGGGGACGGCCTGTTTTACGTGCATCAGCGGCGCAATAGCGGCATTCAGCCGATAGCCGCCGAGAACATGCTGCATATCCGCACGCTCGGGGACGGCTGGAGCGGCAAAAGCCCCATCACGCTGTTCCGCGAAAGCATCGGGCTGGGCATGGCAGCGGAGAAGGCGGGGGCGTCGTTCTTCGGCAACGGCATGCACGCGGGCGGACTGCTCAAACACCCGCAACACCTGTCCGAAGAGGCCCAGGGGCGGCTGCGCAAGTCATATCAGAGCACGTACGGGGGCGTGGAGAACACCGGCAAGGTGCTGGTGCTCGAGGAGGGCATGGATTTCGAGCCCATCACCATCCCGCCGGAGGATGCGCAGTTCCTCGAGACGCGGACGTTCCAGGTGCGGGACATCGCGCGCATCTTCCACGTGCCGCCGCACAAGCTCGCGGACCTCGCGGACGCCACGTTCAGCAACGTCGAAGAGCAGAACATCGACTTTGTGGGCGACTGTGTCCAGCCGTGGGTGGTGAACTGGGAGCAGGAGTGCGAGCAAAAGCTGCTGACGGAGGCGGAGAGGCGTCGCTACTTCTGCGAGTTCGTGCTGGAGGGGCTTCTGCGCGGCAACAGCCAGGCGCGCGCCGAGTTCTACAGCAAGGGCTTTCAGAACGGCTGGTTCAACATCAACGACATTCGCCAACGCGAAAACGAGAACCCGATCGGACCGGCCGGCGACGTGCATTTCGTGCCCGTCAACCTGGTTTCGGCGGAGCAAGCGCTTCAGAACGCGCAAAACCCGCCCAAAAACGAGCCAGAACCGCCCTCTGAGCCGGATGATGGGGGCGATGAGCCGGACGGGGAACCGGGCGCCGATGAAGGTGACGACGAGCGCATGGCCGCGCACCTGGCGCTGGTGGAGGACGCGTGCGGCCGGATCGTGCGGGAGAGCATGCGGCGGACGCGGTCTGGGCTGAACAAGGGGCAACTGGACGCCGAAATCGCCAATCTGGAGGGCGACAGCCGCGTGGAATGGGCCAAATCGGTGCTTTCACCGGCGATACGGGCCTGTGCGGAGTCAATGGGCGGCGCGCCTCGCGCGGCATCCGTGGACGTGTACATCGGTGACGAGGTGCGTCGTCACGTCGAGGACGTGCGTGCTGTGTGCGCCGGCGGCGACGCCGCGCGGGGGCTGGTGGGATACGAGAAACACGCGCCGCAGGCGTGGGCACGGCGCATTCTGGACGATCTGAGGGGTCAATATGGCGACTGAGAAGCCACAGGACGGGGAACAGCACGAACAGCGGACGGACGAGCGCGAGCGCCGGTTTGTGCCCGTCGAGCGCGCGGGGATCGAGGCGCGCGAGGACGAGGACGGCAAGCGCATGTTGCGTGGCACGGCGGCCGTGTTCTACGACGGCACGCCCGAAACCGAGTATGAGCTGTTCGAGGGGGTGGTGGAACGCATCATGCCGGGCGCTTTCGACGGCGTGGTGGACGATGACGGCGACACGGTGGCGTTGTTCAACCACAACCCGGACAACGTGCTGGGGCGGGAGAGCAACGGGACGCTTTCGCTGCGCGTGACGAAGCGCGGGCTGGAGTATGACATCGACAGCCCCGACACGACCGGCGGGCGCGACGTGTATGCGCTGGTGCAGCGGGGCGACGTGAAGGGGTCCAGCTTCAGCTTCCGCGTCAAGGGCGAGGCGTGGCGCAAGGAAGACGACCAGGAGGTCCGCGAGCTGCTGGAGATCGAGCCGCTTTATGACGTGGGGCCCGTGACGTATCCGGCGTATGAGGCCACGAGCGTGTCGGCACGCGCGCAGGAGCAGCTTGAGCGCATCCGGGCCGACGTGGGCGAGCCGCCGGAGGAAGAGGGAGACGGTGACGGGGACGAGCCCGAGGGCGATGAGCCGCGCAAGCTGACGCGCCGAGAGGCGCTGGCGGAGCGGCTGGGGGACGATGACGCGCGCAGGGAGCGATTGGAGCGCGCGAAGGAAGAACTGGCGGCCGACACGTCGAAATGGGCCGCCAAAGCCGTGCATCGGCGCCTTTACGGGCGCTGACACATAGATGCCCGCTCGCGCATTGCGGGGGCCGAAGCCCGACCGGCGCGAGGGGGCGGGGGAGTGCTGATCGGTGGCCGACGCCACCGGGGCGGCACCGACAGGGGTAACAGTGCAGAGGGGTAGCACAATGGCTGACAGGTATCTGGACCAGCTCCGGGACCGCTACGAGGAGACCATCAAGCTTGCCGAGGACATCCAGAACACCGCGGATGCCGAGGACCGGGCGATGACGGTCGAGGAGAAGCAGCGGTTCGACGAACTGCTGGACGAGAAGGACGAGGTTCGGGAAGAGATCGGACGGCGCGAGCGCCTCGCGTCCGCCAAGTCCGAGAACGAGGAGGGCGAGCGCCGGAGCCCGGTGACTCAGCCCGAGAACAACACGACCGGCGGGGACGAGTCCCGCGAGTTTGCGGTGGCCAGCCACGGTTCGCTGCGGGCCTTCAAGGGCCCGGACGCGCGCCGGACGGCCTACCGCTGCGGCATGTGGACGATGGCCACGCTCTACGGCAACCAGCGCGCACGCGACTGGTGCCTGGACCACGGGGTCATCAGCCGCGCCATGGGCACCAACACCAACACGGGCGGCGGCGCCCTGGTGCCGGACGAGTTCGAGAACGCCGTCATCGACCTGCGTGAGCAGTATGGCGTGGCCCGTCGTCTGGCCCGCGTCGTGCCGATGTCGAGCGACCACATGGTCGTCCCGCGCCGCACCGGCGGCCTGACGGCTTACGCCGTGGGCGACAACGACAGCATCACGGCCAGCGACAAGACGTGGGACAACGTCGAGCTGACCGCTCGCAAGTGGGCCGCGCTGGCGAAGTATTCCAGCGAGCTGGCCGAGGACGCGGCCGTCGCCATCGCCGACGACCTGGCGAACGAGATGGCGTGGGCCTTCGAGAAGAAGGCGGATGAGAGCTGGATCGACGGCGACGGGACCAGCACTTACCACGGCATCGTCGGCCTGCGCACGAAGCTGGTGGACGGCAACCACGGCGGATCGACCGTCGCGGCGGCCACGGCGGCGCATGACACCTTCGCCGAGATCGACAAGACGGACCTGGCGAACGTGATCGGCCTGCTGCCGGAATACGCCCGGGCAAACGCCCGGTGGCTGTGTTCCAGCTACGCCTACGCGGCCGTGTTCCAGCGTCTGCTGGCGGCCCAGGGCGGCGCGACCATGCGGGAGACCGAGGGGGGCACCAACTACAGCTACATGGGCTTCCCCATCGAGATTTCGCAGGCCATGCCGGCCAGTTCCGGCACCGACTACACCGGCCTCGTCATGATCATGCTGGGCGACTTTAGCCTGAGCACGACCATGGGCTCGCGCCGGGGTATCCGCGTGCGCGTGAGCGAGGACCGGTACCTGGAATACGACCAGCTCGCCGTGGTGGGCACCACCCGTTACGACATCGTCAACCACGACCTCGGCGACAGCTCGAACGCCGGGCCGGTGGTGGGTCTCCTCGGCGGCTCTGGCTGATAGGGAGTGAGCATGTTTCCGCAACTGAAGCAGGACATCGTCATCAACGATAGCGGCGTCACCAACGGTGAGACCGCTACGGGCAACATCGACACCAAGGGGTTCGACTGGCTGACGCTGGACGTCGTCATGACGACCAGCGACGACGCCACGAACAACCCCTCGGTGCTCAAGCTGAGTCAGAGCGACGACACCGTCGTGACGAACTTCAGCGACATCACCGAGTTCGTCGGCGACGGTTCCGGCGGGTTCACCATTCCCAACGCCGTGACGAGCGGCGAGTGGGGCATGAAGTTCAACGTCGACTGCAGGGGCCTGAAGCGCTACCTGCGTCTGACGATCAGCCCGCTGACGACACAGGGCATCTGCGCGGTGGCCAACCTCGGCCGCGGCGACGAGTCGCCCGTGTCCACGACCAGCGCCAACGTGAAGGCACTGGTGGAGGGCTAACGCCACACGGGAGGGTGGGGGCCGCCGGCCCCCACCTCCCACATCTCTCGTTTCGGAGGCGAACGTGGAGAACGTGGAATACCTCGACAACGGATGTGTCGACCCGATCGTCGACACGCGCATGGACAAGTTGCCGCCGCTGGCGCTGCTGGCGGTGGGGCGGACGATGAAAGAGGGCATGAAGTACGACGAGGAGCGGCCCGACAACTGGCGCGGCATCCCGCCGGCCAGCCACCTGAATCACGCGCTCAGGCACGTGGCGATGTGGCAGAGCGGGGACCGGTCGGAGGACCACGTCGCGCACGCCATGACGCGGATGCTCATGTGGGGGGAACTGGTGCAATGCTCGCAGTAGCCAACGACCGGGTCGAGGCGCTGCTGACGTGGCAGATACCGGGCGTCACGTGGCTCGCGGGCTACCCGCG